TTGCCTCATCAAACATATCAGGTGCTTCTAAGCGAATGGCGTCTGCAATAGAAAACTTTGCGTTTTCATCAGCAAGTGGAAAGCCACTAAATTCTAACAAAGCTATAGTCTGTTTTGCGGTAAGCTTTGATGGGGTTTTTACTTTACCCGCACCGGGTTTTCCGCCGAAAGCTGCGTAAAGTTCAGGTTCGTTTTCAGGAACAAAGGGTATCTCTTTATACTGTCGAAGTAAAGAAGTAGCCTCTGCAATCATTTTCTGAGCAGTGCCTTTACCTTTGTTAATGTCTGTTACTTCTGCCATTAGTATCCGAATACTTCGTCTTGTGCTTGATAAACGTGGTTCTTAATTGAACCTAGCTGTTGATGTATGGAAGCATACCCACTCATCCGTGTCATTACCATATAGCGAAGTGCGTCGTAAGCGTGGTCTTCTGCTTTTGTATCTACGTCTTCGCTGTTTGACTTTGAGAGAGGTATGCCTGCTAATTGCTTAATTATGTTTTGACACGAAGAGAATATTCTCAGTCGTGGTTCGTTTGAGTAAGGGTCATCCGCAAGTCGTCTGTGGATTTCCATCTTACCCTGTAATCTGTTTCTATCTGAGGGTGTCCAGCGTACCCCAGAACGCATCATAGTCTCTGCTATAGATGGACCGAAGCCTGTCTTATTCCAACATGAGGAGTCAAGCACGGTATAGTGGGGTAGAGGGTCTAACTCTTCTACTTCTAGTATTTTATCAGCTAACTGTTCTGCTGTCAAGTGTTTTACATAAAGTTCTCGATAAACCCAGATATTATTATCCCAGTCAATAGCACCCCAAAGAACGCAAGAAGGACTCGCATACCCATAGTCAGCGGCCCGTATTCTGGGCCAGTTGGTAGGTAGCTCGAAAGGTTCGACCACATGTCTGCTACGTGAAAATTCAGGAAAGGCTGCACCCTCTGCAACATCCCAGTCTCCTTCTAATAGTCGCTTACGCTCCACTTCTGGCAGTGAACGCAGCATCGCTTCATATTGTCCGTCTGCTAGAAGGTACGGGTTGTCTGTCAAACGGGCAGGAACAAACTTTCGATAGAAAAGAGGCTGTCCTGCTTTCTCGTGGGTATCAGGCCACACGAAAGGTTTTTGTGTATCTATATCAAACGCGGGAAATGGTTCATTCGGTTCGATGTTTTCAATGTACATCTTTTTTACCCACCAACCACCTACACCGCCGGGGTTAGCTGTGCAGCGCATGTACAAATGCTGCTGTAGCTCTGGGTCAGTAGCACGAAGACGAGAACGTAAGTAATCCCAAACGTACGGCGTTGGGTACTGGGTAATCTCGTCCACACCTATCCAATTAAATGCCTGCCCCTGAAAACGTGTTACGTCTTTATCGCGGTCAAGGTACGTAAACCAAATGGTAGCTCCTGATGGGAAGTGCCACGTTGATTTACTCTCTCTGAACTTCGCACCGGGAAATGCTTTGGTATATAGCTGGCGCGACTTGTCGATAAGTTCTGTTAGTTCGTCTAATGTGCGCCGAAGAAGTAGGCCGCGATGGTTAGGATTATGACAGAAACGAAGAGGGTCAGCAAGCAGTGCGAAACTTTTACCCCCGCCAGCAGCGCCCCCATATAAGACATCGCGCTCTGAAGAAGAAAGAAAATCTTCTTGAGGACCGTCGTTGGGTTTGAATACAACTTCGTACTCTTCAACCAAATCAGAAACTGTAGAAGATACATTCTGTAAGTCTCCTTCGTCTATGACAGTGGTATGTTTCCCTTGTAGAGCTTTCTCTACTTTAGAAGTGCTTTCCTGCAGCTTACGAGCGTACCTACGCTTATCTTCTGCTGCTTTGGTAGCCTTTGCTGCTCTTTTCTTAGCATCGCGTACCTGCTTCTGTGCAGCCCGTCTAGCACGTTCTGCGCGGGACAGGTTGTAGATAGCTTTTGGTGCGCTGGGGTCTTTTTTTGGTCTACCCCGCTTTTTCGGAGGATTGTCCTGCTGGTCGTCCACGAGGTTTTCCCTTAAACATTTCGTTACTTCGCTGCTTTGCAGCTTTTCTTGCCTCTACTACAGAACCGTGTGCAGATGTAGGCTTTATTCTGCCAGATACAACTGCATCATATAACTCATCCTCTCCGTACTCATACTGACCATGAATACTGGGAACATTTACATACTTATCGTCTATTTTGTACGTCATAGACCGTTCGGAATACAAATCGCCATTCTTTTCGTATATTGGCTTTCCGTACTTAGTCTCTTTACCTGTATCTTTTCCGCCGTGCTTTTTAGGCATAACTACCCTGCTTTTTCTGAAGATTGTCCTGCTGGTCGTCCACGACATATCTTTCCACCCATAGCTTTGCCTCTACTAGAGCGCCCACTTAGGTATGCGTATTTGCTTGCGCTGCTTAAACCCGGTCTTAAGTACTTATCCCAGCGCCGCCACTCCTCATCTGTAAGATTTGTAATGCCCTCTGCTGCAAGCTTTCGTATTTCGCTGTCACTCCGCATCTATTATGACCTCTTTTTTAGGTGGAAGAAGCACTACACCATGTACCGCCTGTACATTGTGGTTAATCTGCTCTTGTTTTGCTACACCTACGCGATTTAGTAGCGATTCTGCTGCTCTCAGGCGCAGGTCGTCACCCCTGTCGGGTACGGGGTTATCAATTGTGTTAATTAGACGGTTTGCAGCCTTGAGAGCATTCACAGAAAGTATGTTTTTAGTACGTTCGATAATTTCATCTGCAAGAGATTGCTTTAACCAGCCTACAGAACCCCTAGAATAGCCTGCTGCTATCGCAGCCTCTGATATATTGCCACCGTTTTCAAACAGATTGTCCAGAAAACATACCTGTTGCTCTGTCAACTCACGCTGTTTGTTCTGTTTGGGAAGTAAATTTAGCTGATTCATACTATTTCTCTGAAACATACAAAGAGCTACGACACTTTCTAGCCAAAGACATCCGCTTTTACTAAATATATGTACTAAATGTGGGGAGATTCGCTAGTGAAATGTAACTCTTCACTGTTATAATACTGATACAGCTAACTATTGTCAAGAAAAAAATAAAAATCAAGGGTGGGTGTCGTTTTGGGGTTGACAAAAACATACTTTGCCTGTACGATAAGGGTGTAACCCGCCGGGAGATACACCCCTACTCTACAAAGGGGTATGTTTCCGGGGTACTAAAAGGGTATGTTTCTGGGTTGCTAACGGGGTATGTTTTCGGACTACCCCTTTTTTCATATCAAAAATACAAAATCCACAAAAATATGTCGAGATTGCATAGCAAATGCCACCGCCCCCCCGTGTCCCATGCGTGCGCCCACAAGGCATATATATATTTTTGTATCGGTGATAGCCGCTGGACTACCGAACAGCCCTCAAAAACATACCCCACAAGGGAAAACCGCAAGGGTATCATCACGCCCGCGCCCGTGTGCGCGTTTTGTCATTTGTCAGATTACCAATATTGATAATCCCCCTACTGGTGACTGTTGATTTTACCATTACTAGCTAACCCGAACGGATAACCGCCCAGATAATCCCGATAATTCAAACCGCTAGGCATTATTTAGAATAACCATAGAAAAACCCCTGCCAAGACTAAGCAGGGCAGGGGCTGGTATGTTTTCGGGTATGTTTCTTTTATTCCTCGCTCTCTTCTACATACTCCGGCAGATGGTCATATTCATCTGGCAATTGGTCGATCAGGTATTCATCCAGTATGTTTTGATCCATGACTAAGCCGCCTTTCCTTTATATGACCACATAGGCAAACCGCCCTTATTACGGAACACCGCGATTTTATGCCCTGCCTTTCTCAGGGCTGGCACATAGTTATGAATCGTTGCGGCGGTTAAACCAGTTTCTTTCTGCAGAGTCTTAATGGTTACAGCATAGCCCCTGCGCTTAAGGGCATTCAAAAGCCTTTCCTGCCCTGCCAGAAGCTTATCAGATGAAACGGCCTTTTCCTCGCTGTTAACAGTAACGGCAGACTGTCCGAACATTTCCCACAATATCAGATCGTGATTTTCCAGTATCGCCTTCCGGATATTGCTGGCTTGTTGCGTTTCTTTTATGATGCTGTTTTCGGTATCCTCCAACAACAGGTAAGCGCTACGGATATTCGATAGGTATGTTTTCATTTTTTCATTCATTGGTATGTTTTCCTTTCTTCTACCAAGTTATAATGGCATAGACTATCAGACATAATAGAATAGTCAATACCGTACGATAAACCACATAAAAAGCCTCTAGTTTATCATTCATTATGCCGCTACTCCCAAACTCTCCAGATAGCCCCATGATGGACTGGATAAAACATTCCGAACCTGATTAGAACGGTCATATTCGGCCTTATACGCTACCTGATTGGAACGTCCCTTTTCATCAGTATGAGTCGACCAGTGCGTCAGGGCATTATATCCAGCCCATAGCGTATGGCCTAAACTGGCAGTCTCTTCCTCAAACTGATCCATCAGGTAATTATAAAGCCCCTTATTATACTGCTCATCTTGTCCGGCTCTTGTTTTCTTGAAACATACAGTTTC